GGTCAACTCAAAGTTGCAAGAGAAGTTCTCGGACTTCGTCTCGCCTTTCGACTTGAATCCTAACACCGGAGACTTGTACAGGAACATCAACGACTTCGCCATTCGCGAGTCTCTGAAGAACATCATGTTGACTGACCTAGGAGAGCGTCCTTTCCAGCCGACTCTCGGCGGCGACATTCGTAAGATGCTCTTCGAGAACTTCGACGACAGGACTGAACTCGAGATGAAGAGGGCTATAGAGATAGCCATTCACAACCACGAGCCTAGAGTAGTACTGAAGGAGCTCTCAGTCGTCCCCGACAATGATAACAACCAAGTCACCATAACGATCTTCTATACCACGATAAATAGCCCAGGGTTAGTACAAGAGCTGCCCGTAACCTTCCTGACCAGAGTGCGCTGATGGCAAATACTGTAATCAATCTAGTAGATCTCGACTTCAATAAGTACAAAGAGACTCTAAGGAACTACGCCAAGGAGCAGCCTCTCTTCAAGGACTACAGCTTCGACGGCTCTAACATGAGCGTGTTGAACGACATCCTCGCCTACAACACCTATCACAACGCGTTCTACCTCAACATGCTCTTCTCAGAGATGTTCTTGGACAGCGCGCAGCTCAGGAACTCCATCGTATCTCACACTAAGGACCTGAACTACCTCCCTAGGTCTTTCAGGTCTGCCAAAGCAGTCGTAGACATCTCAGTGGTGACTGACAGTAGCACTACCTCAGTGACCATACCGAAGAACCAGTCCTTCTCTACCCGCGTCAATTCTAAGACCTATCAGTTCGTGACCGCCGAGAACATCGTCATCACTGATCCGGTCGAGACGGTATTCACAGCCAGAGGCGTTGAGATCTACGAAGGTACTTACGTAGTCGACACCTTCTACAGCAACTATGCCATCGAGCGTCAGCGCTTCGTCCTGTCTAATCCAACGATCGACACAACTTCTCTCACCGTGGTAGTGTCAGACGAGTCTACCTCGAAGACGTATCGTTTAGCCACCTCGTTCTTGGACCTAGACTCGCAGTCGGAAGTATTCTTCCTGCAGGCAGCAGAGAACGACAAGTACGAGATCGTATTCGGCAACGGAGTCATAGGCAAGCGCCCGAAGAACGGCGCCACCATCTACGCCGAGTACAGGGTCTGTAATGGCGAGCTGCCGAATGGCGCCTTCGAGTTCAGCAACGACAGGAACATCGGCACCTTCGGCGACGTCACCATCACTACTCAGTTCGACAGCGAGGGACAGGTCAGGAGAGCCTCAGGCGGATCTGTGTACGAGTCGCTGGACGACGTCAGATTCAACGCTCCTCGTCACTATCAGACTCAAGAGAGAGCCATCACTCCAGAAGACTACAGGTTGATGCTGAAGAAGCAATTCTCTGAGATCAATGCCCTAGCCGTATACGGCGGAGAAGTACTGGATCCTCCTCAGTACGGCAGAGTATTCATAGCCACCGATCTGATAGGCTTCGACGGCATCCCTGACTATAAGAAAGAAGAGTACAGGAAGTGGTTGCGCAACAGGATGCCGATGACCATCGACCCTATATTCATAGATCCTACCTTCACTTGGGGTAGACTCGACGTCACTACTAGGTATGATCAGAATAGGACCGACCTGACGACGGCAGATGTCGCTACTCGAGTCACTAACACCATTCTCGAGTACTCCAACACTAACTATAACGACTTCAACTCCACTGTCAGGTTCAGTAATCTAGTGACCGCGATGGACGAGACTCATCCGTCTATTCTCAGCACAGAGGCTGAGTTCTCTCTGTATAAGACCATCACGCCTCAGATCAACATTCCAGACAATTACACTCTGGACTTCTCCTTCGCTCTGAAGCGTACTCTACCTAGGGTATTGAATGTTCATCCTACGAACTACGACACGGTAGTGACTTCTTCGCAGTTCATCTTCGACGGTAAGCCCTGCTTCCTTCAAGATGACAACAACGGAAGCGTTCGAATCGTCACTATCAGCTCCGGTAGGACTTTCTCTCTGGTGCGTAACGTCGGCACCGTCGACTACTCTAAGGGTCTGATTAAGCTGTCCAGCTTCTCAGTGCAGAAGTACAGCGGAGACGCCATCAAGATATACGTGACTCCAGAGTCTAACGACGTAGACTTCGGCAGGAGCGACTACTTCGAGATAAAGATAGAGGACGTCAAAGTCAACGTCCTCGGTGTTAGGAAGAGCTGATGACTGAAGAGAGACGCATAAGTTCTTACGTCCCCTCACAATTTCCCTTCGTATACAGGGAGAACTACCCGCAGTTCGTAGAGTTCGTCAAGATGTACTACGCCAGCCTCGAGCAGGAAGGCGAGACGCTCTATCACACGCGCAGGCTGCTAGACTATAGAGATATCGATAAGACTCCAGAAGAGTACATCGAGTACTACAAGGCCAAGTACCTACCGTATCTTAAGTTCGTCACCAGCGTAGACAAGCGCACGCTCGTAAAGCATGTTCAGGATCTGTACAGGTCTAAGGGCACCGAGAGAGGCATAGACCTCTTCTTCAAGCTAGTCTACGGCGTGCCTGCTCAGGTCTACTATCCTAGCACGGACCTATTCAAGCTCTCCGACAATCACTGGGTAAAGAGAAACTACCTAGAAATCGGCCACATCGACCTGATCAACCAGTTCATCGGCAAGAAGGTCATCGGCACTCGCTCCGGCGCTACCGCCTTCGCTGAGAAATTCGTACAGAAGAAAGTCGGTGGCAGCTACGTCAATCTCTTGTTCATATCCAGTATCACTGGAAGTTTCATGTACAACGAGAGGATCACGTACGAGGGTCTCACCGTCAGCAACAGGAAGAGACCGAAAGTCATAGGATCTCTGAGCCAGTTAGACATCACCGCGGGCAGTAAAGACTTCAGAGTCGGCGACGTGGTGGAGATAGTGTCTGACAGCGGGTACGGTCACGGGGCCACAGCTCGCGTAGCGAACGTGTACAACACTACTGGCGTAGTCGACTTCGTTCTAGAAGACGGCGGCTGGGGTTACACCTCGAACTCTACGATATACGTGTCTGACAAGATCTTGACAATACAGAACGTGGTCGTCGACTACGTCGTCAATAATCCGGACCAGGCTCCTTACGTGGCTTCCAGCTTCTTCACTCTCGAAGAAGTGTATCAACCACTTGCTAACCTAGACTACAGATTCGACACCTCGTATCAGAACGTCTTGGTGACGAAGCCGGCGTCTGCCTGGTTCGCGACCGGCGCCGTCGTCTATCAGACTAACACCGTATCAAATACGGCAGTAGGAACTATCGTCAGTAACTCTGCGGTAAATGCTACTTCGCAGAATCTCGTCATCTCAGTAGCTAAGGCCAATAATCAGCTACGCGACTTCGAAGTCAGTGTAGACTCATTCACCAGTAATATCGTGCTGAGCACGAACTCTCTAGTCAATTCTACCGTCCTCGAATCTAATGACGCTGTGTCTATAGCCACTATCAATGTGGGAACAGTCCTCAGGAGCTACAACTCTACAGGAGGAGTCATCTCCACGGTCGAAGTCGTGGGCAATGACATCGCTAACTTGGACCTCGGCACGGCTAACCTATTCGTATATCTCACGAGCGGCAACTCGGCGGTCAATACTTACTTCTGGGCCCCGTCTAATACCTTCTCCATAAACGTCTCGGCATACGTGGACAGGACTGCTACTGGCAACGTCGTGGGCTTCGGCAACACTCTCACGCTGTTCGTCTCTAATAGTACTACTCCTCTCTCGATAGGTCAGTATCTTACTCAGAGGAGAGCGTACACCGGAGGATACGACATATCCGCCAGAGGTAAGATCAGTGGCATCGTAGGAGCAGGCAATAGCGCCACAGTCACTCTCTCTGAGTCTACCGGCGTATTCAGGCGCACCGTCGACGTCTACATGCAGTACGCGAATGGAGTAGACTCCGGTAACAGCGCCTACCTAAACTCATATGACGGTTACGTCGGCATAGCGAATATCAATAACGACTTCGTCAGCACTGGTAACAATAGAGTGTATACCAGAGGATACAGCTACGACGGCAACGGCGACATCATCATCCTTGGTTCTAATACTACTGCGAACTTAGTAGCCCTCAGTACCGGCAAGAACGCCACGTTCGAGATCTCTAATACGTTTGCTTACGCAGAGACTTATAGCGTATACACCGACTTCGTGAGAGCGAATAACGAAGCGAACGTCCCTTATATGTCGCTCAATCTCGCCAACTCGACGGCTTATCCTACTCCTCTGACACTCACATTCGTGGCAAATACTAACACGGTAGCGGTAACAGAAGGAACTGCCGGCATAAGTGTAGGCTGGTACGTCTGCGGCCAAGGCATCTCAGACTTCACTGAAGTCTTGACTGTCTCGAACTCGACTCACCTCGTCCTCGATACGAATACGTGGTCCAGCTCTTCTGGCGACTACTACGTGACTCCCGGTGGCGTGGCATGGGAATTCCCGGCTAATAGCTCAGGAGACTTATTCGGCCCATTCATTGGTGATATTCTAAACGACATCAACGCGTATGTCGGCAGCATCACTAAGATAGTGGCAGAGAATCCAGGCGAGGACTACAATATAGCTCCCATGGTGCTAGTCAGAGAGCCATACGTCTCAGGATTCAATGCGAAGGACTACGTCATCACCTACGCGAATTCTTCTGGCAACTTCATGATAGGCGAGCAGATCTCACAGGACAACGGCGCAGTCGGCCTAATCAAGGACATAGTAATCACCAATTCTAGCGTCATGTATGTCAGGAGACAGAACCTGCCAATGGGCGCTAGCAGCTCCATGACTACACAGTTCACTCTGAATGGGGTCATAACCGGCACGGCTACCGGCGCTAATGCTACCATAGTCGGCATATCCGAAGACGATAGCGCACTGGGTATCGGCCTAAACGCAGTCATCAGCGCCAATGTCACCATAGCGAACGGCGTCGTAGGCAGTCTGGATATTCTATCATCTGGCTTCAGCTTCTTCAATGACGAGGGCGTCACGTTCCTCTCGTCTGACGGACTGAGAGCCGGCAGCGCGAAGGCTAAGTTGATCAAGGAAGGTCACACCGCTGGTACTTATGAGGATGAAGCGTCATTCCTGAGCGATAGTAAATATCTATTCGATGGCAACTATTATCAAGAGTACTCCTACGACATCAAGACGTCTATACCGAGAGATTCTTATCTCGAGAACTACAACTCTACTATGCACCTCGCTGGAACGAAGATGTTCTCCACTTTCGTGCACACGGCAATAAACGAGGTCAACATAGATCTCTCCATACCTGAATCCGCAAACCTAACTGCAAATATCGCCTAGGATGAAAGATGACTTATAAGATAGTAACTCAAGAGGCTAAGACCTTCACAGCTGAAGACATAGTCAATGACGTGTCTCTCGGCTTCGACGGTCAGTACGTCTACTACGTCTTTCTAAGCAAGCATACGCAGTACGCTGATGATAGCGACGCAGTCATACTACCAGTCGACAGCGAAATCAACAAACGTCAAGTCTATGCCGACATGCTCTTCGGCAAGAGAGTAAGTTTTGGTGACGCTAAAGTCATGGTGAACCGATACAACTACGTGGCGAATACTCTCTACGCCGCGTACGACGACACCGATGATAACTTATTCTCCAAGAACTTTTTCGTGACAGTGCCTAGGGGAACTGCACACGACGTATTCAAGTGCCTCTATAATAACAGAGGCGTAGCTTCCACTGTCGCTCCTGATAAAAATGACATCACTGACTTCGATGAGATCTACAGGACTTCTGACGGCTACATCTGGAAGTATATGTACACCATTCCATACGCCGACATGGAGAAATTCTCTACCGACAGCTACATTCCAGTGGTGGCTAATACCAGCGTCAGTAATAGCGCCATCGACGGGACTATCGACTCCATCGTAGTAGAGTCGCCAGGCTCTAAGTACGACAACAACCTCGAGGGTACTCTTGGTAAGAACGACCTAAACATCGACGGTAACTCGAAGAAGATCGACGTCTCAGGCAATAATAAGTCATCTAACATGGACGACTTCTATGTGGGATGCATCTTCAAAGTAGTCTCAGGCAACGGCGTCGGCACTTACTCGAAAGTCGCATCCTACGACGTAGCTGGCAATAAGAGAGTCGTCACTCTCACCGACGCCTTGACTCTGGACATCACCTCGGAGTACGAGATAACTCCAGAAGTCAGAATCGAGGGCGATTACACTCAGACCATCAACGCGGCGGCCAGAGCCATCATCAACAGCGTGGCCAACACTATCGACTACGTAGAGATTCTGAACAGAGGCGCCGGATACAAGTCGGCTACGGCGTATGTGTATTCCAGCAACGTAGTACCGGTGTCTAGCAACGCCGTGGTCAGGCCCGTCATGAGTCCGTACGGCGGTCACGGATACGACGCCAATAACGAGCTCGGGGCGTCCAGAGTCTGCTTCAGCGTCACATTCAATGAGAGTAGCGACAATCTACCATCAGTCAACGACTTCCGTCAAGTCGGCGTAATGATAGATCCTAAATACGCCAACGTCACCGTCAATTTCACATCTAAGGACGGCACCACTTTCATTAGTGGCGAGACTGCGTATCAGATCAATCCGGTCAGGATCTACGCCAACGCCGTCAGCATCACTACGTCTGCTAATTCGGTGACGGCAGACGTCGCCTACTTCGACCAGATAGCCGCCAACACCATCATCTACTTGGTCAGTGGATCCGGAGATAAGCAGCTGGCTACTGTAATAGGAGTCACTAACTCCACGTCTTTGACCATAGACACTCCAGGAAACTTCGCTTGCAACGACTGCGAGATGTACCTAGCCAACGTGTCTAATCCTACGACGGTAGTCAACGACTTGGCTCTGGCGGTCGCAGTCAGTGGTGTCACTAGACCGTACGACTCCGGTGCCAACGTGGTCGGATACGACTCCGGAGCCTCTGGAACTGTAGACAACATGACGGTAGCCAACACGACTTCAATACTAAACACCTTTAACCAGATGTGGAAGTATCACGTGACTACGACCGATACTTTTGAGCCAGACGAGGTAGTGTTCCAAGCCAACTCGGCAGCTAATTCTCATGGTAGCCTATTCGGCATAATCGAAGAAGATACAGCCAACGTCATGTATCTAACCAATCAATTCGGCTACATAAATACTGGAGACACCGTAACTGGAGAAGAGAGCGGAGACACTGCATACGTAGCCTTTAGCTACGAGCCAGATCTGGTATATGAGAGTGGCCGCATAATCTATCTAGAAAACATTGAGAAAGTGACTAGGACTACCGGTCAAAAAGAGACCTTCAAGATCATCTTCTCCTACTAATCTGAGGACAAATAATGCCAATTGAGACAGACCTGAGCGTATCTCCGTACTTCGACGAGGCGGCCGCCGGCCTCGAGAAGAACTACTATAAGATCCTCTTTAAGCCCTCTGTGGCCGTACAGGTCAGAGAGCTCAATGAGCTGCAGACTATCCTCCAGAATCAGATCGAGGAATTCGGCGATAACGTGCTCAAGAAGGGCACGATCGTACGCGGTTGCACGTTCTCTTTCCTCAATAATTACCCATACGTCAAGATCAGGGACTCTCAGGTAGACGGCGCGCCGGTCAATATATCGGCTTTCCTCGGTAAGACCGTAGTCTCTAGCACCAACCACAAGGCCCTCGTCCTAGACTTCGCCGAAGGATTCGAGGCCACTGATCCAGATACCAAGACTCTCTACCTCAGGTACTTAAACTCCGGAGACGGAGGCGGAAACAATAGCTTCTCTGCCGGAGACACTCTTACCGTCCAAGATCCGGCATACACTATCTCTAACGTGACTATCACTACAGCCGGTACTGGATACTCTAACAGTGATTCAATAGTGTTCCTTTCATCCGTAGCCGTGGTCGACGTAGTCGGCACTCTGGTGAACGGCGCTACCATGACTCAGTCTTCTACCGGCGCCAACGCCGTTATCATTGGCATAGACAGCGCCACTTATCCTGACAAGACTATCCTCAGGCTGCGTCCGGTGACTGGAGACTTGACGGATTCCACGAAGAGCGCCAACGCTTGGACTTTCACACCCGGTGAGAGTATCGTCTCCAGCAGCAACTCGGCAGTGACTGCCATCGTCGACGAGACGATCGGCTCTGGCGCTACAGCCGTGGTGACGACTGACGGCTCTCAGAGAGTCGTAGATGTGAGCATGCTGTCAGGTGGTTCTGGATACTACGTAGCACCACATGCGACGGTGAGATCTACGTCTGGCGGCTCCGGAGTCGCGCTCGTGGCGCAGAACTACTCTGCTCAGATCACCGTGTATTCTGGCGCTAACTCAGTAGGCACCGGCTACGCGTTCGGCGTGTCTGACGGTGTGGTATACCAGAAGGGATACTTCTTAAACGTACCAGAGCAGTCCATCGTCGTCAGCAAGTACAACACGTTCCCCAACAACGTCTCGGTAGGATTCTCTACTGTCGAAGACATCGTCGACGCCTACGAAGACACGAGTCTCTTAGATAATGCTCTAGGCACTCGTAACTACACTGCTCCTGGAGCCGACAGACTCCAGTTGACTCCGACTCTCGAAGTCGTCAACACCGATATAGCCAGGGCGAACTTAGAATTCTTCTCTATCGTAGAGTTCTCCGACGGCGTGCCCTACAAGCAGAATCAGAGGACCGTCTACAACAACATCACAGACGAGTTGGCCGTCAGGACCGTCGACTCTTCTGGAGACTTCGTCACCGATCAGTTCCTTGTGGCCTGTAAGTCGACCGCCAACGTAGCCGAGAGGGCTAATTCGTTTACCGTAGTGGTCGATCCCGGCACCGCCTACATCGACGGCTACAGAGTGAAGACTTACGGCAACTATCAGTTCAGCCTCGACAAGGGCATCGACACTGAGATCAAGAATAGCGCGAATGTCAGCCTCAACTACGGCAGCTACGTAGTAGTCAACGAACTGGCTGGTTCATTCGACTTCAGCGCCGTCGGCACAGTCAAGCTCTACAACGCAGAGGCCAACTACCTGTCGAATTCTACTAACTACTCTGCAGGAACTATCTCAGCTCCAGCAGGTGGTACTCAGATAGGCACGGCCAAGGTCAGGTCTATCACATACGCCGATAGCTCGTCGGTCGGATACCCTCAAGGAAGCCCTGAGTCGAAGTACAACATGTATATCTTCGACATCCAGATGAATCCGGGCAGGTCGTTCAAGGACGTCAAGTCGATCTACTACGACAGCACGGTCAAAGGCATTGCAGACGTTGTCTTAGAGAATATCACTACTGCAGGCGCAGGCGCTACATCTACGTCTCTCGGCGCTGTTCTCAAGAACACGATCTCTTCTGATAAGAAGACTCTAGACAGGCTGACATTCTACAGTGGATTCGACTCTCCGCTCGCCATCAACACTATCAGCTATCAGTACAGGACCTTCGACGACACCGGCACGCTCTACACGATGAGCAACACTGGTGTCATACAGATCACGCTGTCTGGAAACGAGTACTTCCCTTATAATACTGATCTGTCAGACACTCAGAAGCAGCAGCTGGTCATCATGCCGCTGGTCGACGTGTTCGCAAACGCCGCAGCCGGCGGCTCTGGAAACGCCAACATCAGTACTTCTACTAGGGTCATCTCTTCTAGCAACAGCTCGTTCACTACTTCGCTACGTATAGGCGACTACATTCGCCTGTCTAGCAATAGCACCGGCGGTACTGAGCTGCGTCGAATCGTCAACATAGCTAACGGTACTCACTTAACCATCGACGCCAACAGCACGTTCACTAATACGGTTGCGACGGTGACTAGGACTTTCCCTAAGTACGTTCCGCTGCCGATATTGACTCGCAATGGAGTCACCGCCACTGCAGACGTTAACGCGCAACAGCTCACCATCGATCTCGGCACTAGGCTCTTCGGCTCTAGTACCACGATCCCTCTGGCCGCGGCGTTCAACATCTCCGTCTCGAACTCGTCTATCACCACGAAGACCGCCAATCGCGACCTGTATGTGAAGATCTACCCGGCCAACAACTCTACTGGCTTCGGTTACTCAGCATACGGCAGCGGCGTGGATGGCTACTTCAATAGTGGCAGCAACACGGTGTCTAACACTACCACGGCGAACTTCAGCGCCGGACAGCGACTCAGAATTCAAAACTCTGGACAGAGTTTCTTGGCTAACGTGGGCGTCGTCATCAACTCCACTGCGATGAACTTGACGAGCACGGTTAACTTCACTGGCAATGCCGACATCTACAGGGCTGTGAACTTGAACGGTCCGTGGTGCTTGGGCGTTCCGGACATATTCCGTCTCAAGGCCGTGTACATCGCTAACACTTCTGCAGTCAATACGGGCAGCATTGAAGTGACTAGAGACTTCGTCATCGATCATAATCATACCACGAACTACGCCGATCTCGGCTTCTTGGTCAAGAACAGGGACAGTTCGCTGGTCATCGGTCCGAACGATTATCTCTTGGTCAAGTTCGACGCCTTCACTCGTAACTACGAAGACAGGCCGGTACACATCAATTCGTATGTGAGTGCGAACTCTACCACGAGAGCCAACACCGACGCCAAGTCGATCACTGAGCTCAATAACTCTTATATCAACACGTTCGAGATACCAGAAATTCATGCGGCTGGTGGCACTAACTACGACATGATCAGCCACATCGACTTCCGTCCTAAGGTAGCCAACACGGCTAATCTGGCGACGACGGTAGCCGGCGCTACTCTTAATCCGGAGTATACGACTACCTTCTCGGCTACTAACAAGAAGTTCCCTGTCCCAGACAGCAACATGAGCTTCACCACGGAGTACTTCCTCGGTCGCATCGACACCGTCTACATCGGTTCAGACGGTCGAATTGGAACTTCTAGGGGTCACCCGTATCCGACTACTATCCTGAATTCTAAGGATCCGGATGAGTTACTGACTCCCGTGCCTTCTAAGAATACCATGATCTTGAACTACATCAAAGTCCCGGCGTATCCTTCGCTAGAAGAGAACGCGGCCGCTTCTATAAATCGTGTCGTCGATAAGTCTGTCATCAACGACGTCAGGCTCACTCGTCGTCAGAGCAGCAAGCGTGTCACGAGACTACTGACTCAGCAAGACATAGCTATAGAGCAGCCTCGCCGCTACTCGATGGAAGACATCGGATCTCTCGAGCGCAGGATCAAGGATCTTGAGTACTACGTATCACTCTCTAACCTAGAGCTCTCCACGAAGGACCTCAACTTACCTAGCTCTATCGCTAGCAACATCAACAGGTTCAAGTTCGGATTCTTCGCTGACGCGTTCGATGACAGGTCTTACACCGACATAGACAGCGTCGAGTACTCTGCCTCTATCGAAAAGAAGAGAGCCGTGCCGCCGTACGAACTCATTAAGATAGAGCTACCTGGCGGCGAGGGTTCGTATACGGACTTTAGCGTCGTCAGTCAAGACAGGGCTACTGGCAACGACTTGCCGATATGCGTAGCTAGGGCCGACTATCAGGAGACCCAAGGCAATGAAGTGAAGACCGGCAATCAGAGAATAAGCACTGCCTACTTCACTATGGCTAACAATCTAGGAACTGACTCCGGGGTCGTGAACATCTACATGTACTTCTACAGCGGCGCAGACGTGATGCGCGTGTATCAGTCGACGACAGCGAATAATTTTGGCGCTCCGTTCCTGACTACAGGAAGCTCGGTACCACTTACGACTGCAGATCAGAACTATATGAACGCTCTACCAGACGGGTTCTTCAAGATAGGTGGTCGCTACATCTCGTCTAGAGATAGCCTATCAAACCATCAAAAAGTCAGTAGTCCGACTAATGGCATGAGATATGGTGGTAAGCTGACGTTCAACCATAATCCTGCCAACGGTAGATTCTATAAGATCGAGGTGTCTAATCACTCCATCATCTGGAGATATAGGATCGAGTACCCTATCAACGTCACTTGCACTACTACGCCTGCTCCTACTAATCCAGGCGGTATAGCTCGCTATGACGGTACTATGTTCTTCAAGGGAGTCAAAGACGTCAAGGTATCGAAGAAAAACGCCGGAGAAGCTACTTACTACAGAATTCACTTCACGGCCGCGGGCTTGAAGCCTTCGACTAAGCATAAGGTGCTATTCTCTAAGCAAGACTTGACTCACCTCTGCGATACGAGTGTTCGCAACACGGTAGTGCCGATTCCACCATTCGCTACTACGGGCGTTTCTGTTACTTGGGCAGATCTCTCTTCTCAGATACCGGACTTCTTCAATGACGCTCCTAACGGGTTCGTCATGACAGATGCGAAGGGACAGATAGAAGCCTATCTCTATGTCTTGCAAGATCAGAACCTAGACGTGCCTGCTAGAAAGCAGCCGAAGGATGATTATGAAAAAGTAGAGAAGCCTGTCATCGAAATATATAGTACGGACGGTAACTCATACGCTCAGATAACGACGCAACTATCGTTCAAGCTCTTCTCTGGTTTTAGAGAGATCTGATCATGAACAATGAAGTAATTACGGGAACAGAAACGAATGTATGATTACGCGCAAACATTCTTCATAGACAAGGCAAAGGTCAGAGGCTCTCCTCAGGTCAATATATCGAAGGTAGACTTGTACATCAAGGCTAGGCCTAAGAGAGGAACTACGTCGGATCAAAACAGATCCGGCATCTTCGAGCCTGGAATAAGCGTCGCTATAACTCCAGTTCACTCAGACGGTACGCCTGACTTACGAGAAGTCTCTGAATTTGGTCGTGTGGAGTATAATCAGATCAAGAGATCTGGTGACGGATCTCAGGAGACGAGCATCGTTTTTCCAGCGGAAGTCTACATCCAGACCGATAAGATGTATGCGCTGTACATCAGATTCGACGGCAGAGAAGACTTCGAACTCTGGACGAATAAGAAGGGTAAGCCGTACGTCGGAACTACTACCATATCGCCAGGAAATACCGATAGGCTAGTCGGTAATCTCTATAAGACTAGGGACAGAATCACTCAAGATTTTAACCCTACCGCAGCCGGTGGCTCTGGTGCTAATCAGGGCATCGATGAGAAGGCTACGTGGGTAGCCATGTCAGACGAAGATCTAAAATTTGAAGTCT